GCTTACTGACGGTGACGTTATTGATCACGAAGTCATTGAAGATGATTTACGCGAAATGCTCGACAAATACAACGTGCAAGCAGTTGGCTTCGATCCTTGGGGTTCAACTCAATTAGCGATCCGAATGGAACAGGATGGCGCTCCGATGGTAGAGATACCACAAACGGTAAAGAACATCAGTGAAGCAATGAAAGAAGTTGAGGCCAAAGTAATTTCAGGTGATTTGGTAAGACAGAAAAACCCTGTGATGGATTGGATGGCTTCAAACATAGTTGTAAAGCTCGATAAGAATGAAAACTATTTCCCGAACAAAGAACACCGCGACAACAAGATTGATGGAATGGTGGCTTTGTTTATGGCTGTTAACAGAATATTAGCTGATGATAATTCATCGGGTGATTTCGATGATTGGATAAGTGACCCGATAACTATATGAGTTTATTTGCAAACATGAGAAGTTGGTTTGGCGGCAACGCTACCCGACAAAGAGTGGGCGAACAGGTGAAACAGCCTGATCGTTATTCACCATCAGCCAGGCAAGTAACAGAAGATAGTGCGTTACAAGTTTCTGCTGTATGGGCCTGCACGCGCTTGATTGCTGAAACAATAGGCAGTTTACCGCTAAATATATTCCAATTAACGGACACCGGCAGAGAGAAAGCCGACGATATTACGCTTGTTGCTGTACTAACTCGACAGCCTAACGCTCGAATGACTAGCCAAGAGTGGCGCGAAACTATGGCGCTTAACCTTGTTTTGCATGGTAACGCCTATGCTGTGATAGATAAAAACTCAAGAGGGCAAGTTATTAGCCTTTGGCCCTTACCAGCCGAACAGGTACGCATTGAAATCCCCGAAGATGGCGAGCCGATTTATTATTACGAGCATGATAAAGGTATTTCTGTTTATGCTGATGCGTCAATACTTCACATAAAGCTATTTGGTAACGGCTTGATCGGATTGTCTCCGCTTGCCTACGCTAGAAATACAATTGGCCTAGCTGCAGCGGCAGAAGATTACAGCCACCATTTCTACATTAACGGCGGGAAACCTTCTGGCGTTTTAACAATGGATCAAATCCTAAACAAAGACCAGCGCGAGAAAATACGCGCCAACTTCAAGGATATGTTCGAGGGTTCAGAGAACAGTCACAGAATGATGCTGCTTGAAGCCGGGGCGAAGTATCAGCAGATACAAATGAACCCGGATGATCTGCAGATGATTCAAACCAGACGCTTTCAACTTGAAGATATAGCGCGTTTCTTTGGTGTTCCATCGTTTCTAATTAACGACACCGAGAAAACGACTACTTGGGGCAGCGGAATCGAGCAAATGATGATCGGTTTTTATCAGTTAAACATGCGCCCATACCTCACACGCTTTGAGCAATCAATGGCTAAAAAGCTATTAACGCCAGAACAGCGCAGAACTTACATAATCGAATTTAACTTTGAGGGGCTTTTGCGAGCCGACTCCAAAGGTCGTTCCGAATATTACAGCACGATGGTTAATAACGGAATGATGACGCGCAACGAAATAAGAAAGCGCGAGAATTTACCAAGAGTAGAGGGCGGGGACGACTTAACCGCTCAAATGAATTTAGCACCATTAGACCAACTACGGAGCATTAACAATGCTAATCAAGAGCCTAGATCTAGCTCAAACGAAACTGAAAACCAGTAAATCAGGCTACGAGTTCGAGGGTTATGCCTCGGTATTTGGTTTAACTGATTCAGACGGTGACGTTATACAAAAGGGCGCTTTCAATCTTGAAGGTGCAAGCCCAAAAATGTTTTTTAATCATCTTCATCACGATTTGCCTGTGGGTAAATGGTTAACGATGGAGCAAGACGATTACGGATTATTTGTTAAAGGTGAGCTTACCCCAGGCAATTCATTTGCCGAGGATATTAAAGCATCAATGGCACATCAGACAATCGACGGAATGAGCGTTGGTTTTATGATGTCGGGTGATGATTACGAGCAAACCAAATCCGGCAAGATAATCAAAAACATTCCTAATTTATTTGAAATATCAGTTGTTACATTTCCGGCTAACAGTGCAGCAAGAATTGAAACAGTTAAGAGCGCTTTAGAGCATATTTCAGACATAAAAGAATTTGAATTGTTCCTGAGAGAGTCAGGCAACATTTCAAGGTCAGTTGCTACGGCACTGGCATCCAAAGCTAAAAGTATTTTTCAGCGTGAAGCTGCTCAAGATGCACAAGCTCAAGCACTAATAAATCAAATTAAACAATTTAAGGAGTCATTAAAATGACTACAGAAGTATTAGCAAAAGAGTTTGCTTCACTCAATGAAGAAGTAAAAACGTTTATTCAGAAATCTAACGAAGAAGCGCAAGACAACAGCAAGCTAGGCCGCGAAAACTCAGAGGTGATGAAGTCACTTAACGAGAAGTGCGCTGAATTACAAGAGCGTATGCTTGAAGTTGAGCAGAAGGGTAAAGCTAAAGGTGAATCAGAGCCTAAGCTTACAGCCGGTCAAGCTTTCGTTAAGTCTGATGGTTTCTCTGCGTTCAAAGGTGGATCTGCTGCTAAGGCTCGCGTTGAGTTGAAAAATACTGTAATTGGTAGTGATGCAACTGTTGCTCCTAACCGTTTATCTGGTGTTGTAGATGGCGCATATCGCAATCTACGTGTTGCTGATGTTATTCCTAGTGGTAACACTGGATCAAACTCTATTGAGTACACACGCGAAAACGTGTTTACCAATGCAGCGGCAGAAACTGCAGAGGGTGGAGCGAAGCCAGAATCAAGCGTAACTTACTCGCTAGAAAGCGCACCAGTTGCAACCATTGCACATTGGATTAAACTTTCTAAACAGGTTATGGATGATGCGCCTCAAATCGCTAGTCATGTTGATGGTCGTATGCGTTACGGTGTCCAGTATCGCCTAGACTCGCAAATCATCAACGGAACAGGCGTTGGTTCTAACATTGGCGGCATCTTAAAGTCTGGTAACTTCACTGTGTTCACTCCTGTAGCATCTTCTATTGCTCTTGAGAATATCAGACGCGCGTTAACTTTGGTTAAATTGGCTGATTACTTGCCAACTGCGATCATGCTTAACCCTGCAGACTGTGAAGCGATTGACCTTGATAAAGCAACAGACGGTCACTTTAGAGCAGCCGATCCGCGTACTGGTTCACCAATGACATTATGGGGCTATCCTGTAATTGAAACGAACGCAGTACCAGCAGGCAAGTTTATTACTGGTGCTTTAGATATGGCGTTGCAGTTGTGGAACCGTCAAGGCGTTACTGTTGACTTGTCAGAATCTAACGAGGACGACTTTACAAACAACTTGGTTACGTTACGTGCAGAATCACGCCATGCGTTAACCATCTATCGCCCTGCATCAATTGTTGCTGGTGATTTAACTGCTTAATGTAGTTGTTTCGAACTAATAAAGGGGCTTTGTGCCCCTTTTTTATTGGAGTTTTTATGAAAGTTAAAGCACTACGTTTATTCGTTTCGCCTGTTTTCGGAAACGTCAAAGAGGGTGATTTGATTGAAGTTAACGAGGGTACTGCAAAGCAATTGCTAGACCTTGGCTTTGTTGAAGTGGAAAAAGCACCTATTCAGCATAAGCCAGAACAAAAACAAGTTACTAAAAAGGCTGTTAAAAAGTGATCACAATTGCAGAGTGCAAAATTCAGTGCAGTCTATTAGAGGACGAGGTAGAGCATGATCAGTGGTTCAACCTGAATTTGCCTGCTGTAATGCCAACGATTGAGAGCTTAGTAAACCGTTCTATTTACGAAACTAGCGAAGATTTAACAGCGGCAGATGATGAGCATGGCATTGTTTTTAATAAACCTCTAAAGCTTGCAGGATTAATGCTAATCGCTCACTGGTTCGAACATAGAGAAACAAGCAGCCCTTTGGCACTTAGTGAGACACCTATGGCGCTAGAGTATCTAGTAAAGCCGTATAGACGGATACAGATATGATTTCATCGGGGCGATTAAGACAAATACTGGAGTTTTATTTTGTCTCGTATGACAAAAACGATTACAACGAATCAGTGAAAACGCTTATCTATCAGTTTCGCACCCGAGGTGAGCAGATCCAATCAGAAACAGAAACCGGCGTTAACTCAGACGGCACTGATATTTCAGGCGTGGCTCGATTTAAAGTTAGATACACCCGAAATATAAAAACAAAAATGGTTGTTAGATTTAACGGCGAAGATTTTGAAATAACGAATGTAGAAAACGCATTCGGACGCAACCGCGAAATGTTAATTGATGCTATCAACTACATACAAGACTAGTGGCATGAAGGAGCTTGAAAAAGCTCTCTCTGAATTAGGCAAGCAGGCAGGTTTTAAAGCACTTCTTGGTGCGCTTAGGGATTCATCCAAGCCGATACTAAAAGCCGCAAGAAACTCAGCACCTAGCAAATCAGGCGCGCTAAGGAAAGGTATCCGAACACAAACATTTAGAGGCAAGGGTAAAAGTGATTCTGTTGCAACTCTGCATATGGGCTTTCACCGAAAAACTGCATGGTATGGGCAGATATTAGAGCGCGGAGCAAAAAAGCACGCCATAAAGGCAAAGCCTACAAGAGTTAAAAACAAACCTGGAGCAGCATTAAAAATAGGCGATAGGTATTTATCATCAGTTAGCCACCCTGGAACAAGCCCCAAGCCAATGCTGACAAAATCTTTTCAGGCGAATTACCCGCAAGCAATCAAGATCCTAAAGCAGCGTTTAAAAGAGCGGATCATAACCGAGACGATTAAAAAGTATGGAAAAGGCACTAGGAAGGCTGCTTAGTAACAACAATGTACTGGTAGCAGCGACAAAAGGCAAAATATCACCGTTAAAGCGTGACGATTACCCATCAGTAACCTATGAGAAATCAGGTCGGGAAGTCAGCACCGATATAATGGGGAATGAAATTGGCCCTATTAGAACGACATTTACAATTGTATCAAGAGCGAAATCATACAAAGAGGCAAAAGACATTGCCAAAATGATAGAGCAGGCGCTAAAACCGCCATTTGAGACAGTTAACGGCTTACGCATTTACTTGGCAGAGTATCAAGACGAAAGCGAGGGGCAGCAGAACGACCCCGACATAACAGAAATCACCCTTACATATACATTCCATCATACAGAGGTCGCTTATTAGCGGCTTTTTTATTATCTAAAGAGAGCAAAAAAATGACTACATCAATTATTGCAGGTTCACTGTTTGAATATTCAGTAGACGAAGGTACAACATACATTCAGGTTGACGGTATCAGCGAGTTACCAGAATTTAAGCAAGAGCAAGGGGAGCGTGATGTAACTAGCGTTTCTGACACTGTTAAGCAGTTCGACGAAGAAATGGACTCACCAACAGAGCAGACGGTTACTGCATTTTATTTAAAGGATAATTCCGCTCAGTTGGCATTCAGAACGCTTTGCCGCAATAGTGCCGATGTAATTATTCGAGTTACTTACTCTGACGGTGATATTGCAGAAGTGCCGGTAAAACTCAAAAACTACGGCATTAATTCTGGCGCTGCAGAGGCTACCAAAATGTGGTCTGTTGTTATGCGTAGAACAGCGCAAATTTCATTTACTGAAAGCGTCTAATAATGAAGTTTTTTAAGCGACTACAAGAAAAGCGCGATCAAATGAAGCCGGAGGCTGTCCATTTGGACGGTCTTGGCCTTGATGTTGAGTTAATGCGCCCTTTGCTTTCCCATCGTTCGCAATTGATAGCTAACGATAAAGCGAAAGATAAGAAGATTTATGCTTTTTTGGTTATCTCAATTTGCTTGTGGGAAAAAGGGCAGCGCCAAATTGATACCCTTGGTTTTGAAGAGATTATGGCTAATTTGGATATGTTAGACGAAGGGGATTTTTTGAAGTTATTTGAGAAAGCCCAAGAGCTAACCAAAGCAACTCAGCAAGACGTTGAGGACGCACAAAAAAACTAATTAGCGCCGATGGAAACATGTTTATGTTTCAGTTGGCGCGTGACCTAGGCAAAACCATTGCCGAATTGTCGGAAATGACAAGCGAAGAGTTCACATACTGGATGGCTTTTTACGATTACAACAATCGCAAAGCTGAACAGCAAATCAATGAATCAAAGCGTAAGAGAAAATAATGGCAAAATCTGTATTAGCTGAACTCGTAACGAGTATGACGGTTGAATCGTCTCAGTTCAAAAAAGAGCTAGAGAGAACAACCGCAAAGACTTATGCGTGGAGCAAAGCCCAACAAAAAGCGGCTAATGATACGGTTTTTTCAAATGCCAGGCTTGATAAATCATTTAAAACCTCTGGCAAGTCTCAGCAGCGTTTTCAGCAAGGAATGCAACAGGCCGGTTATCAGGTTCAAGATTTCGCGGTTCAGGTTGGCGGCGGTCA